CGACTTCCCGCCGCCACCGCCTGCCCCGCCTGCAACGAGAAAATAGTTAATGACGTACGGAGCCGGCCAAGTCCCACTGCCTTGCGCAGATTCCTGTTCTTGCAAACTCCACACGCCGCTTGCGGTATTGGTTCCACCGGGGCCTGACGGGGTATTCGTAACGCCGATCAAGCCGCCGTTATTGTATACGTTGCCGCTCTGGCCGATAAACCGCATCAGCTATGGCTCACTGCCGTAAATTGCTGATAACCGCAGACGACTTTGAGATAGTTACCATTGGCGGCCGTTGCGCCAAGCGATGAGTTGGCACCGAGATAGATCGCCGAGTTGGCGTCGATCACGACTAGGGTGGAGTTCTGCGGCACAACAACAGTCTTGCAGATTTCGGTCGCTGTTCCGCCAAGTGCCGCCGCGCTATGATACGAAATCGTGATCGACGAGCTAGCAGAACCATTGACGTTTGAAACGAGCAGCGCCGTGACTTTATAAGTCAGACCGGAAGCGTTCGCATTGCTCAAGACAGACGTTTCGCCGGTTCCGGTCAGGTTGGCGACTGCCGTATATCCATTGCCGCCCATGACGGCATTGATCTGGCTATCGAGCGCGGTTTGTAAATTCGCGATATTCGTCGCTGCCGTGCTTACCGACGTGTTAATCGTGGTCAAGTCGGTCGAGATCGTCTTGAGATCGGTATCAATGCTAGTCGATCCGGTCGTTATTGACTGGATCAAAGCCGATATATTCTTATTAATGTTATTCGCAGCCGTAACAATGTTATCAAGGCTAAAAAACGAGCCGATCCCGGTCGATGTAGGCTGGTCAACCATTAGATTTTACCATCCTGTGCGAACCTGATGCGCACATTGCCGATGCGCCAGAATGAACCAAGGTCCGCCGACTGGAATTGCAGTGCCAATAGCCTGTTGCGGACGCGCATGTTAAACCATGTCGCTTGCGACACAGCCCCGTTAGGGTAAGTCACTGAATTAGGCGACACGACATACGTTCCATACGATACCGGAATATCGTTCGGGTAATCCGCGCCATAGACCGTGACCTGAATTTGCGCATTGGCGGCCGGATTGCCGTAGGTGCCATACTTGAAATCAGGCCAAACCATATCGATGAAAGTCATCTCATGGCCTTCATTGACCGCGAAATAACCAGTTCGCATAGTCGAAATGATAGGGACACCATCGGCATCGTTTGTAGTTTCGTGTTGGTAAATGACGGAATTGACCGTTGCTCCGAGCGGCTGACCTAACACGGATTGGTCGATCCATGCCGTCCGCGAAAGCTGTCCGAAGTCCCAGACGCCTTCGACAATATTATATTTCGCGTAACTATCAGGCTCGCCGGAACCGGACGAAGACGGGAAAAACCACCAAACCTCGTTAAATGCGGTATTGGCTGCCGCGACGCATTTGCCTTGATTTGTCGTACCCAAATTCTGAAAAACATAATCCCAGATCGGGCACGGGATAATCTGGACGTTGTTCCCGTTGAACACGAAGAAATTGGATTGCCCCATCCAGTAAACGGACCCACGAAGCTGGCAGGCGGCATGTTGACCGATCAACCCGCAGTTTGCGCCGACCTTGGTAAATCCGAAAACAAGCGGATATCCAATATAGTTCATCGACCACAGGTCAAGATCGGTCCAGATCAATCCGTTTTGCGGTCCCTGTAATCCGCCAACGATTTCGGAACCAGTGGGAATGCGATATGAGCCGGCTTGTGTTGTACTTGACGGAATCCAATTCGCAAAATCACCTTGATCGGACCAAGACACCAATAGCGGGTCTTGTTCGATGCCTATATCGACCTGCGTGGTTGATCCGTAAGCGACAAGAATTTGCTGCGGCATTGATACGAATATACCGCGATTGTAAAGCGGTGCAGTCGTGATTTGCTGAAGTGTGGAAAACCCACCGTTTGGGTCCCAATAATAAACTCCGCCATTTTTCGGGCACGCGACGGCGAATTGCCCCCAATTGTCAATCGTCCAATTTTCTGCCGTGATCAGAGTTCCGGTTTGCGCAGACGGCACAACACCATATCCAAATGTGCCAGTACCATACAGACCTGTTCCGTAACCAACTCCTGCCGCTGCGGGACCAAGCGTGATGTAATATAGAAGCTGGCAGTTACCGGAGTTCATGCTGATCGGTCCGGCACTACTGGTTGCCGTTGCCGATGCGTTAATTGTGAAAGTATTCGGAGGCGCGACCGATGTTACCGTATATGACCCTCTAATCGTAATGCCACCGACTGTCGTCGGAATTGGGAATACGATGGTTGACCCGACAGATAGCCCATTAGATGGCAATGTTACCGAGACAACGGACGATCCTGAAGTAGTCGTAAATGTCGGAACCGCACCACCGTTTGTTACGGCCGAAGTGGCATTGGCGGCGGCAACAATATAGTATTGTGTCGCGGAACCGCCGATGCGTTCAATCGGATAAAACCCGGAAAGAATAATGCCGCCGACCGATACGGGAGTGTCAAAATAAACCCCATCATATGTCGTGACGTTCGAGATATTGGAATCGTTAATGAGAACTTCGGCTGATCCGATTGTTGTCGTAAAGTTGGGCGAGAAGTTCGATACATACGTTTGAGGTGTCAGGAATTGAGACGCGCCGTTCGTGATTGTGGCGAAACCCGTGGTAGTTCCGACCGCGAGATGCTTGACGCTGTTCAAATCCTGCCAAGCGTGCATGGCGCGCGGGATGCCGACGGATAAATTATAATACTGCTGCCATCCGCCGACTTTTTGGAAAAGCCCGTCGCGGAACCGCCCGAATGACGAATACGAAATGCCAGCTTCGTTCAACGTCGGCGTTCGCTCGACATTGACACCCGGCAGAATTTTGACTGATTTAGTCGGCATGTATTAGGTCTTAATGAACGTCAGGCCGGCAATCGTAGTCGGCTGGGTGTTTGTGTGGACTAGGCCGCCGCCGGCGTTCGCATTCGATACCGTGATATTTGTGTAAGCGGCGCCTGTGTTGTAGCCTCCGGTGCCGTTGCCGGCAGGGATAGCAGTGGTACCTGCAGCGACTTGAAGGCCATTCATCGGATGAGTGTGCCCTGGGTCAATGACTGTCGCTGTGTGCGTATGCGCAGGGATCTGGCTTGTCGCAAGCGTCACCCCATCCGCGCCGCCAGTCGCTCCATATACAGTACCATCAATGCCGCCGCTCGCGCTGGTCAGTGGAGCGGTGCCGGCACCGGAAAACAGCGACACGCGCGCCCTGTTTCGCAGGTCAGGCGTTTTGAAATTGAGACTGGAAGTGCCGCCCCAAGTCGTGCCAAGAATGTTATATAGGGCCGCATAGGTGCTGGCAGAATAAAGCGTCAGGCCATCGCACGGGAGCCACGGATAAACCACGGTGCTGCCGTCCGACGTGCAGCCGCTAAACCAGCCGGGCGTTGTGGAGCCAGCATAGTCCCAATAGGAGCCGGGATTAACCGTATTGCCAAACCAAACGCCTGGATAACTAGTGCCGGAACCATCCGTGCCACTTTCAATCCTGATTGGCGTTATAACACCCTGCGGCAATCCAATCGTGGCGTTCGACCCGCTAGCCATTTTCACGCGGACATAGCTGCTGCCGGTGGTTCGATTGTCAATCCACCAGACGCCAGACACGTTAGGGAAAGATACATCGGTCGGAGTGTTAATAGTACCGGTAAACCGAATAACACCGTTCTGTGTCTGTGTGGTCGTCAAAGTCGCGCCGGATGACACGGAAAGCTCAAGGACTGAGCCAAACATCTGTGTGATGTAGCCCATATCCGAATTGAGATAACCGCCCCATGCGCCGGAATCGCCGCCGACTGTCGAAATAATAAGGCCACGGCTGTTTGTGGTAGACATCGCTTAAGACCTCGGAATAGCGGTTTCTTTCTGCGGCGAGCCAGACGACCAGCCCCAGCTTTCAAACCGCTGGCGGGCAAGCTCGGTCTGGGCGGAGGCCTTAAGCGTCTGATACTGATTTTCCCACGATTGCGACATCTTGGGATCATCGGACTGTGAGCCGAAATTGCGCATGTAACCAGATGCAAACACCATAGACGCGGCCATAAACAAGTCAGGGACGTAACTGGTTAGAATTGTCGTAGGATTGGCGACCGAAAGCGGCGTCGGGCGGATTGTGCCGATAACTTCAACGGGATATGCGGCGTCCGGTACTGGGGCCAATAGAACCTGCGTATTAGATACCATGCCGAAATAAACCGGCGTGCCCGTAGCGGTCGCATTGGACGGGTAGACGATATCAATGAAATCGCGCGAAGTCGGGATCATCGCGGTGCGGCTTCCGGTCATTGGCGTCGCGGTCGATGGTGTGATGATATTGAGATAATCGACGACAATGAACGTGCCCAGGCTGGTCGGCAGGTTAAACGTCCTCTGCCCCGCCGTCACAGTTGCGCTACTGTCCGTCGTGTTCGTATACGGCAGATCAAGCTCGCGATAGATGCGCTGTTCGGCATAATCAATGATCGATGGCAGAATGCCTGTAAAGTTGGCATCGGCGTCCGACGTGACCATAAGCTCGGCAAGAGCGGCTGTGTATGTGGTGTAAGTGTAGGACATTACGCCGCCTCTATCTCATACCATCCATTGCGCCACAGCGTGAGCAGCCGGCGGAAATAGCGGTCATATTTCTTCGCGACCACATTAAGCGAGAATGTATTTTCCGCATATTTACGGATTGCTTGCGTATCAAGATTTTTGCATCCATCGACGGATTCGACGAAATCGGACAGCGTGCGGCATCGGAAACCGTTAATGCCGTCATGTACTGTCTCGGTAAATACGCCCCAATCGGTCGTGATAACCGGCGTGCCGCACATCATGGCTTCTGCGTGGACGGTTTCAAACGGCCCGATATATTGCGTCGGGACAAGCACGGCCGTTGCGCGGGACATCAACTCGCCTCGGCGCTTTTGATCGACAACACCTTCATAGTGCAAGTGCGATCCGGTCAGGGTAATTTCGCTGCCCTTAAGAATTCCAGGCCCCACTACATCGACGCCCTGGCCGGCAATAACAAGCTGCATTCCGAGCCGGCGGGCGACTTCATCGGCGACTATGACGCCTTTCCGGCTGATGAACCTGCCAACGTAGAGAAGGTATTTGTCCTTTTCCCTGCTTATCGGAAACAGGGCCGGATCGAGATAGTTCGGGATCACAGCATCGAACGCGCGGCCGTCGTTGATATTACGCTTGCCGTAGACGTGATGCATCCAGGCGTAGGATTCAAAAACGCAATAGTTCGAGAAGATGCCTTCGTATCCGATGCCAAATTCGACAGTTTGGTGTCCGGGGAACGCATCCGCGATTTCCGCGTTGCAGTTTCCGTTGATGACGCAAATGAAGTCTTGCGGCTTGATTCGCTTGGCAATCTCGCGGACCGCGTTGCCGTTAAATTCGCGCCAGTATTCCAAATTCGGATCATAGGCGAGCGGGAAAAACCCGCCAATCCGCCAGCTTTTCATATCAAAAAAACGCTGTTGCCGGTCAGCAGACAGGATCGTGACGTGTTCGCCCTCTGGCTGGCTTTTTTCGGCACCATAATGGACGACATTATGCCCGAGGTCGCGCATCATCCGGCAGAACCCGAGCACTTTTTGCGTATAAGCGCACGGGAAAAATTCAAGACTGGTTCGGGTATGAGGAAGACCGACTACATGGAAGCGCATGAAAACACCCCATAATAGGCACGACCGACGCAGCTATTTTCGCCGGTCATTATCTCTGTTTTCCCTTTCCCTTTCAACCATATATCAAGATCGATTTCGCTCAATTCGTGCGGATGGCCGAGATGCGGCGGAATATCGATCCACTCGAATATGCGAATGACTTTCGCAAGCCGAAACGCATTCTTGATAATGCGTTCAGGGTCGCGAACGTGTTGCAGCACGTTGTAAATCCACGCTTCGTCATACCGGGCAGTGGTGTCGAAATCCTCGGCGTAGCACCGGCCATATTCAATGCCGCAATCATCGTACCGCATGAAGACCCATTCAGGATACTTGCACGGATCGACCACGGTTAGACGGTTCCCGTTGACGGTTTTGAGCAGCATCGACGACGGGCCGCCGCCCAGATCGAGGATTGATTTACCGCGCAAATCATAGATCGGCCACCGGCCATCCTGTTCAGTCGAAACCATGCCCATGCGGTTAGCATAGGTGAGTTGCTTGGTTTCTTCGCCATATGTTTTGGAGCAATCACCCCACCATGAACGCTCGAAGGATTGGTGATTTGAGTGATCATAATGAAGCATAATCGGGTTCCTTATGCTTACGGTTGATTACAATTGAGACGCAGCAGTGAATGCGGCATCCATATTCGTGATGCCGAGCGCCGCGCCGAGTTGATCGAACATCGGATGCGAGCGCCGAAGAATGCCGCAGTCCGGATAGTTCCACGCGGCTTGCGCACCGATCCGCTGCGTCACGTCCGGAATCGTGGCAATAGCCGCTAGCACATCAGCATCCGTTTTGCCGACCATAGCTAGGTAGATGGCCGCTTGCCGCTTGGTGATATCGGGCACCGGCGGATCGGCCATAATCGGGTCTAGCCGGTAGCTGTCATTTTCCCACGGGTAGACTCCGCCGCAAATTTGATCGCCATTTGGAAGTATCAACAGGTTTGGAACACCAGGACAGATCCCCGGCACTCCTCCCCATGATTCCAGCGTCGTTCCAGTTGCTTTGTCTGTCAGTTTATAGCCGCAGATTTCAGCCATCTTACATCCCTAAATTAGGCATATTAAAACCTTTTCCCCTCGGGTAATAAGTAACGACGATGATACCAGCCGCTCCATTCCCACCTGCACCAAACGAAGCTCCGTCACCAGGACCGCCACCCCCACCGCCACCATAATTACCGGCGTCTCCACCGTATCCACGAGGGGTCGCGTTAATATCTCCAGCGCCGCCACCACCGCCGCCGGCACCATGCGAACTATCCCATTCTTGACCACCGCCTCCGTTGGCACCAATGCCTTCAGCTTGCGTCCCTTGGTTATTTCCGCCACCCCCACCACCTCCATTAGTTCCAGATGTAGCTGGTGACGCTGTAGCTCCGCTTCCTCCACCCGTTCCATTCGGACCGTTACCCCCCGCGCCGCCGATGTCAGGTGATACGCCACTCTGTCCGTTTGAACCGCTGCCACCACCAGCGCCTCCACCACCACCACCAACGTACCCACTTGCACTTGTTGCTGCTCCTCCTGACCAC